TTACCTGGAGAAACTTTAGATGAAGTAGACAGTAGTATTATCCAAGCTAATAAGAACGCAGAGAGTCGTGGTAAAGGTCGTAAAGTACAATTAATTAAAACTAGATACAAACAACCTGTAAATGTCAATCAAGTATCCCACCTGTTGACTCAATCTCTAGCTAATTATGGAGTATACGCTGCAGAGTTCCAAGGTTTACAAAAAGCTATGCCTGCAATCTTTGCCGCTAGAGAAGCCCTAGAAGGAAAAACTCCTAAGGAGGACTTACAAGTTATTGACAACGAAGTAAACAGATTCTTTTACGGAGGTGAAGTAAGCAATCCAGACAACAAATACCTAAAGATTGCCGCTAGGGTATTTAGACGAATGTTTAGGTTCACACAGACTAGAGCATTGGTATTTAACTTTATGCGTCTGTTTAAAAACGTCTTTAATAACTTCTTAAAGATTATGTTGTCTAAGAACAAGTATGGTCTTACACGTAAGGAATTGTTAAAGGCTTGGTGGAAGGGAATGCAAAGTCACAGAAGTTTAATGCAATTAGAGAATGGTTCTCGTAAGTACAATGACTATGCATTAAAACTAATGTATTTTAGAGCTGTACCTAGTGCAAATCCAACTTCAATGGCTGGTAACGTACACCAACGTAATATCTATAAGTACATAAATCTAAACAACTTTAGTTCTCAGATATTTGGATATACGGAGATGGCATCTACAATTCCCATCTACGAAGCATTGATGGCACGTATGACCGTACCTATGATGGTTAATGGGCAGGAAGTACAGATTAAATTAGAAGATGCTTACGATGTAATAAATGGTATGCTTGTGCCTAAAGACGGTGTGTTTGGTTTGGAGCAAAATGCTATGAGGAGTTTGATAGTAGAACGCCAACAAATCCTAAACAATTATTTATCCTCAGCACAGGTATCAAGCTATGACCGCTTGTCTACCCCACAAAAGATTGCTCTAAATGACTTACTTAAAAAACAAGATACAAAGATCAAGTCACTAGAAGATTCTAATAAGGTAAAAAGAGAAAAGCTACGTCAAGTAGAACAGTATTTAAGAGACCAAATACACGAACTCTACACTAGTACACAGGGTAACTACTTTACAAGAACTCGTTCTTTCTATGAGGGTAATATATTCACGTCTTTTGTCTTTAGTATGAAAAGGTGGTTACAACCTTTACTACAGACAAACTACGGGAAACAAAGACTAAGTTTATATACTGGAAACATAGAAGAAGGTTTTTATAGGGCAGGAGGTAAAGCAATCGTACGGAAGCTTCAATACTTATCTAATAGAGAAAGAACCAATCTGGGAAGTACTGCCCTTGAGAAAGAAAAGTACGAAAGAATAGTTAGAGATACTGGCAATGCATTGGGGTTACATTTGCTTTCTTACTCTTTGATTGGAATGGTACTTGCAAATCTATCAGGAGGTGACGGAGAAGATAAAGTACTATCCTTACTTGCGTTAATTGCATTGGGTACTTATGACGAGTATATCAGCTTACATCCTATACTAGCTCCTAGTAATTATATTTATAAGACATTCTTCCGCAGACCTCTAGACAAACCAGGGGAAGATAGAGAAGGTGTATCTAGTGTAGTTAAACATGGCTTGTATACTGTGTTTGGACAACAGATGAGAAGCTATGACCAAATCTATGAAGCTGTATTTGATTGGAAAAACGTAACAGATCCTTTTGGAGAGTACTATGAACAACGTAGAGGTGGTATAGGAGGTAAGAGTGTGGTAAATACACCAAAGCCAACGGCAGGATTACAGAGATGGCAAGCAGTTTTACTTAAAGTTTATGGAGTAGAACTAGGATTAAAGCCATTTACCGAACCTAAGAAACGTGTACAAGACATACTTAAACTAAGTCCTATGCTTGGACTCAAAGATCCTTTGGGAGACTATGTACAGAACGATAAAAAGATCCAAGAATTACAAAAAGACTTATTGGCTAGGGACTTAGGGAATATAGAAAAGTACGAAGCTGGCGACTTGACTGCTTTGAAGTCCGAGAACATACAAGAGTTTAGAACTAATCTTTTAGAGTGGGCAGAAAGACGACTAGCTAAGGTAGAAATGCAAGACAAGAACTATGTCATCCGTAACTACGAAGAAGAAAAGAAAATAGCAGCAAAGGAAGGACAAGAGTCACGCAAAGTACTAGATAAGTTATTAAAAGTAGCCATGCCTGGAATGAGTATCCCTGAAGCTGAGAAGAGTGAAAGTTACGAAGAATCTATAAGTAGAGAAAAGAGATACACTAGAGACTTGATAAGAACTCTTAAAAGCCAACTAAGAGAACTAGAACCCGTAGAAGATAGTTCTTTTAGTGACCCTGATTAACTACTTGACTTATTTATAAATAAACTTAAATTTGTAATGTCGGACGCAAGTCGGTTTTAATAACGAAAGAAAATGGATAATTATCAACAAGTAAACGAACAAGGAAAACGCTTGAGAGCGATTTCAGCACACACTGGACTTTCTGTAGGCTCTGGAGGCTTTAAACGCCACGGCACAGGTACTGTATCAAACGTACGCTACAATGCACTAGTAGTACAAGAAGATACTGTATTCACAGAATTCCTTGTCAATGGTGCTTCTGAGTTGTCTAACAATGGTATGAGTGGTGTAACTTTTGTTCAGGGGGCATTTATCCCTGGAGGACTAATTACTGGTTTTGCTATCTCTTCAGGTAGTGTAATTGCGTACAAGTAATGATTGGTATATTCATAAGTATCCTTAAAAGGAACACTAAACCAGTTGTTTTAACTACTGGCTTGTTGACTAAGCAAGATGGAGACTTCTTGTTATTACAATCAGGAGATCAAATTATAACTACAGTTAAGGTATAATCATGGCAAATCAAAAAATAACCGAACTAGCTCTGATTGGAGGTATTGATGTCAGCAATGACATGATACCAATTGTAGATGTTAGTGTAGCAGCAGGTGTAGGAGAGACAAAGAAAGTAGCTCCAAGTCAACTGAAGGTTGCATTAGCATTAGATAACGTTTCTAATACATCAGATGCAAATAAACCTGTCTCAACTGCAACTCAAACTGCATTGGATTTGAAAGTGGATGAGAACGCTGCAATTACAGGAGCCACCAAGACAAAGATCACGTACGATGCAAAAGGACTAGTTACAGCAGGGGCTGACTTAACTGCTAGTGATTTGCCCACTGGTATAGATGCTGCTAAAATTAGCACGGGATTAATCAGTAATGCTGAGTTTGACTATCTAAATGGGTTGACGGATAACATCCAGACGCAACTTGGCGGCAAACAGCAAACATTAACATTGACCACAACCGGTACTAGTGGCGCTGCCACATTGGTTGGTGGTACATTAAATATCCCACAGTATAGTGGTGGTGGTGCAAGTGGCGTATCTCAGATTGTAGCAGGAACAAACATTACCATTTCTCCAGCAGGGGGAACAGGAGTTGTAACTATTAACGCTACAGGCGGTGGCGGTGGAGGAAGTGGAACAGTTACTAACGTATCGGCACTTACTCTAGGCACTACAGGTACAGATTTAAGTTCTAGTGTTGCTAACAGCACAACTACGCCTGTCATCACATTGAACGTTCCCAATGCATCTGCATCCAACAGGGGCGCTCTTACAAGCACTGACTGGAGCACGTTCAACGGAAAGCAGGACCAGATCACTGCAGGAACTACCTCACAGTACTACAGGGGAGACAAGACGTTTCAAACACTTGACAAGACGGCTGTTGGACTTGGCAACGTAGCAAACGCAGACACTACCAATGCTGCAAACATCTCTAGTGGTGTCCTTGCTGCGGCTAGGATCCCTACGAATTTAAACGCTCAAGTTCTTCAGAACTTCATGCCAAATACAGCGAGTACTTCTGCGAACTTAACTCTTAACTCGGCCAATGCTTCTACATACAACTCAAGCGTAATTGCATTGACAGGCGCTTTGACGATCACATTTGACGCATCATTACCCAATGGCTTTAACGTAACGCTCATTCAGTTGGACGCTGCGATTTCTACCATTGCAGGTACGGGTGGACTGGTGATCGGCAACAGACAGGGTCATGGCAAGAACAACGGGCAGTACTCAGTGGTGAGCATCATCAAGTACACCAACGTATTGGCAATTTTAGGCGGAGACACATCTTTGTAATATGTTCGCGATACCATCGTTTTTTGGATTTAATAAGGCTGGGTTCGGTCCTACTTATGACGCAGATGCTCAGGCATTCTTTGACCGCGTAACAACGGCCGGAGGAACACTATCCACCACCGAAAAAGATGCAACTAATCAACTTGTATTAGACTTAAAAGCCAATTCACTTTGGACACCTATGAAAGCCATTTATCCAATGGTTGGGGCAAGTGCCGCAGCGTGTGCGCAGAACTTAAAGAGTGCAAGTTTTACGGGTAGTTTCAGTACGGGTTGGACTTTTGCAAGTACGGGGGTAACGCCAAATGGCACAAGTGCGTATTTTGATACTACATTAAATTTGAATATAATGAACTCAATTAATGATATTAGTTATGGTTATTATTGCCGTACAAATTCATTAAGTATTGGGTCTTTTGGTTGGGGTTTTGGAGGTGCAACAAGCCCAATCAATGAATTTTATATAAGATACACAGACGGTAATAAATACGGATATTTGTTTGACGGTGGTAACGATGGGGGAGCGGTTAGCGATTGTCGAGGCTTGAACGCGATGTCGAGAATTGCAACTACAACAAAATATATTCAATTAAATTCGTCAATTTCCACTTTTTCATCTTCATCAAGCGGTTCACTGACTTCTAAAAATTTTGTTTTTGGAAAAGGGACACAGGCAAATGCAGAAGATAGAGAAAACGCATTTGGATTTGTAGCTGATGGTTTAACAACAACAAATTTATCCAATCTTTACACCGCAGTACAAGCATTTCAAGACACTTTAAATCGCGAAGTATGATAGGTTACACACTTACACCCGAACAAAAGGATTTGATACAAGGTCAATATATCAACCCTTATCAATTTATCAACTGCGTTCAAGACATAAACGGCAATTGGTTCTTTTTTGGCAATGAACAAGACAAAGAAGCGTTTGAGAATACTGAATTTATGTGGTTGTTCGATTTACCCCAAGCCGAATACATCCCACCACCACCCCCACCATTCCCCCCTACTGAATAATGAAGACCTCTTTCCTCTTATACACAGGTACAACTATCTTAGCTTTCTTAGGAACTTACTTCCTTAATCTAGGAGCAGATAATGCTGAACAGTACTTAGCTGTAGTTGCTGTTGTGTTTATAGATGGATTCTTTGGGGTATGGGCAGGAACTAAGATGGAAGGCTTTAAAACGAATAAAGCTCTTAGCGTGCTTAAAACTTTAATGGTGTGGGTATTTATGCTTACAGGTATCTTGATGATTGAGAAGGGCTTTGAAGGTACTTTCTGGCTAAGTGAGACTATCTGTGCTCCCTTTATTCTCTTTCAGCTTATAAGTGCACTCAAGAACGCAGCCAGAGCAGGGTTAATTAAAAATGAGTTACTGCAGTTAATCTTAGATAAAATCGACCAACATAAAGTAAATGAAAAACAAGATTGAAGTTATTGTTATAGGGCTACTACTAATCACAGTAGCTTTTTTGTTATGGGAAAGACAAAGCTTAAGTAGCGGTAGTGAAGAGAAATTTATGTCTTACATGGACTCTATGGAGAAACGCAACGAAAGTTTCCTCAGTAGAGTAGACTCGTTATCTACACTTAAACATGAACAATTTAGTTACTATGAAAAAATCAACCTCAAGTATGATACTATTCAGATTGCTCTTGACACTATGCCTGATATTGACGGCACAAAGTTCTTACTCACAATCTCTAGACAGCTTACCGCTAAAGGAGTTGAATAACGAATTCCTCAAAGGTATCAAAGCCAGAGAGAGAGTAGTTGTTCTCAAGAACGTAATTCATTTAGACAGTCAGCAAATTAATTTGTATAGGGATTCTATTGTTCCTAACTATCAGGTTATGGTAGAAGAGTCAAAGAAAGAAGTAACTAGACTTAATCGTGTGATAGACCGCAAGAATCTTGAGATGAAGATGTACAAGTACGGATTCTTAGGTATGTCTATTCTTGCTATCTTTAGTCTTATCTTATAACCATGAAAAAACTTATAATACTCCTTCTTTGTCTCTATTCTCTTACTGTATACTCACAGAGAGACAGTGTGTTAATTAAAACTCCTATTTACTCTTGTGTTTATTCTGAAGTCCTTCAACAACCTAAACGTGTATGGTACACAGTACAATGCCCTACAGGTTCTTATCCTCGTAAAGGAATGGACTTCTACACTAACGATAGTGTTAAGACCTCAGACGGAAAAGACTACGAAGGAAATGTATGGGACAAAGGACATTGTGCACCAGCAGCTGACTTTAACTGTACTAGAGAAACTCTGTGGCAGACCTTCTCTTACTTGAATTGTATCTTACAACACGAGAAACTTAACAGAGGTGCGTGGAGATTACTTGAGGCATATGAGAGAGAGTTGGCTAAGACAAGTAAAGTAGAAGTAGAGATAAGGGTGATTTATGGCCCTAAGGCAGCTAAGCTACCAACAGGTGCAACTATACCTACTGCCTTTTATAAGACCATAAAGTTTGGAAATAAAAAAGAAGTGTATTACTTTGCAAACGAAGCACCTAATACCACAGACTATACTAAGTATAAGGTGCAGTAATATTTACTGTTATGAACTTATATGAAGTACAACAAGCAATCAATTCTTATTACCTAGAGTCTGAGAAAGATGCAGGGTTAAAGAGACAAAAGGGTATCTACCCTAATGCTATTCTTTTAACTAAAGAACAGTATGTAGTTCTTATTAAAGAACTCTTCAAGCTAATTGACGACGTGTCCGAAGACATCATCTTTGAAGTAAAGATACTCTGTATAGAGGGCTTACAGGTTGTCTTCACAGAACACGTAGATCAGCCAAAGGTATTATACCTAAAAGATTTACCCGACGCATAAAAAAACCCCCACCAAGTTGGTGAGGGTTAGAACAGTGACCGTAGGAAGATACTAAACTAACTATGGCTCTTAGATAAATTTAATCAATGCACTGCAGAATTTGTGCTTTAGAAAGAATAGTCAACTGTTCATGCTCTTTTATGAAACTCTTGAGAGTTTCCAAGTCACTAGGATCAATTTCAATACTTTCACCAGCATGTAGTTTAAGAGCCCAAGCCATAAACTTGAGAGCATCTCCTTTAGTTGCAGTTACAAGCATTTGAGCTACGATCTTTCCAATGTTGGAATCTGGAATCTCCTTACCATCTAAGTCGGTTAAAGGATTGTTTAGGTTGATTGTTTTGATAGACATATTAATAGTTAATTTTAGTTAATTTTAGTTAATTTTAGTTAATTGATTTTACAAAGTTAAGTTGTGCTAATGCCCAATTCACTACGTAGCTATCGTCAGCAGCCCATAGGTTATACTCTTCTTCATTCATAGTTAAGTTACCATCCATCAATGAGCTACCAGCTTTAACTTGTTCTTCTTCATCTTCTACTTCAGAGAATATCTGCCAGTAAAAAGTAACAGAAGGTGGATTCATTGGAAAGTTTAACGCAATAATATTGAAGTACTTTGCAGTTCCTTTGGTTGGTACAACGACATCTTGAATCTTAATCATACTTCAAATATAATGCTTAAAATTAAAAAGTAGTAATTTTATAAGTAATGTCCACACCGTATGGATTCGGGTTAGTTATGTTAATATCCAAGGTGGGACCTCCTGTAATAGTAAAACTCAAAGGAGCAGTACTGTCGGGGGTTGTTGTTTGAACATCTAGCCAATAGTTAAATCCACCTGGAGGGCCTGGGTAGTAAGTAACATACAAAACACCTGTCTCTTGTTTACCTGAGGCTGGGTTATTGGTTGACCAATACTCAAACTTCATATGTCCAACAACTGAAGCAGAACTGTACACATTACTACTAGAAGTAGCACCTATACTTGTCGTACTTGTAGAACCTCCACCTCCACTTCCATTAGAAGCAGCGGTGATTCTTCCCTGTGCGTCTACGGTAATGTTTGCGTTTGTATAAGCACCTGCTGTTACAGCGGTGTTAGCTAGAGATATAGTTCCACTACCAGTAATTGTTCCTCCAGTCAGTCCTGTGCCTGTTGCTACTGAGGTTACTGTTCCTGTATTGTTAGTATAGCCTTGTGCTGAGACCCAACTTTCAGTTGCTATGTTCTGCCAAAGAGTTCCGTTGTATACTAAGTTTTTATTGTTTGTGGTGTCGTATGCTTGAAGACCAGTTGCAGGCGTAGTGATTGCTAACACCTGAGCGTTGGTCATTCGGGGTTGTAGGAATCCTAGCGTTGTAGAGGTCATGCTCAACATAGCAGAAGGAACAGGTGTATAGGTACCTAATGATACTCTACCATCTGTCCAGATAGATGATTCATTTGGAGAAGAACCCCAATACATATTATATGTTGTAAATTTCCACGTTTGTCCTGCTAAACGAGTTGTATTTCCGTAATAAGCTAATGCATTTCCATATCTACCAATACTTACAGTTCCATTTGAACTAAAAGAACTATTAAAATCTCCTGTGCTATCCCAACCTATATAAGCAGTTCCATCATCTGTGGTTTTTAATGGAGTAACAGTTGTGCCACTATTTTGAACTAAGAAGGCGGTGGTCGCACTTGTTGTACCTGTTCCCTTTACTCTTGCAGTACCATTCACATCCAACTTATACCCAGCATCAGTAGTGGTTCCGATCAATACATTACCTGCTAACCAAGTAGATGTAGTTGATGAGTTACCTATCCAAGTTCTATTTGATTCAGTTGCTGAGACCCCAGTTGATTGGTATCCTATAAATATATTGTTTGCTCCTGTGGTGTTGGCGACTCCTGCTTGTCCTGCTTGATATCCTATGGCAGTGTTGTTGGATGCTGTACTAGAAAATAAAGCATTTGCTCCAACTGAAGTGTTTGAACTTCCTGTCGTATTAGAACGTAAAGAATCTACTCCGAATGCAGCATTTTCTATTCCTGTTGTATTCGCTTGTAAAGAATTTACACCGACTGCCGTATTTACTCCGCCTGTTGTATTTAATCTCAATGCTCCAACGCCTATTGCAACATTATTAGAACCTGTTGTGTTTGTAGTTAGTGATAAATATCCAAAAGCGGAGTTAGTATTTCCTGTTGTGTTAGAGAATAAAGCAAGATTTCCTACAGCGGAATTGTTAGTTCCTATCGTATTGTTGTATAAAGTGTTGTAACCTAAAGCGGAATTGGTATTGCCAGTTGTGTTAGAGTACAAAGCGTTCGAACCAACCGCAGTATTTTGACCCCCTGTTGTATTTGATCTCAATGCAAAATAACCTATTGCAGTTAACTCTACTGAACTAGTATTGTTAAATGCCGCTTGGTATCCAACTGCTGTGTTGTATGAGCCAGTGTTACTGTCTAATGCGTAACCACCAATAGCGGTGTTGTAACCACCTGTAGTATTAGAACGCAAAGTATAACTACCTATTGCAGTATTCCAAACACCTGTTGTTGTATTTGTGGCAGCCAAAGTACCCATTGCTACGTTGACACTTCCGCTTGTATTTCCTCTTAACGCTCTGTAACCTACTGCAATATTTTCTCCACTTGTATTAAAATATAATGCTTCATATCCAATACCAATATTTGCATCTCCAAGTATGTTACTAAACAAAGACCGCCAGCCGATTGCAACATTAACTGCACCCGTAGTATTAGCATCTAACGCACGATCTCCTACAACAGTGTTAGTACTCACACCTCCTGCACCTAGTCCTACCCTTACTCCATTGAATCTAGAGTCTGCTCCTACTACATCTAGTTTGTATCCTGCGTCTGTGGTTGTTCCAATGGTCATGTTTCCTGTACCACCAAACAACATTGCTATTGTACCAAAAGCGTTGTTAAAGTAAACATTACCACTTACCGCATCTCTTCCTGCTCTTAACGTAATATTATTAGCATACCTACCACTTTGAAAATGCAATCCGTTGCTTGTTTGTTCTATAAATGACCAATAATTTGCATTAAATCCCGTAGAATTACCCGAAGGACGAAGCCATAACTGTGTTGCATAACCAAACCCACTTCCTCCTGTACCGTTTGCTTTAACTTGAATAATTCCATCGTTTGCATAACCGTAAGTTGCTCCATACCCAACTCCCGATCCTATGACTAAACCTGTTCCTTTTGTCCTTAAATCAACGTTTTCTACCCCCGTAAACGCACCATTGGTAAAGGTAGGATTGATGTCTAGTCCTACTAATACGTCATTGTTTGCTGTTGCTACTAAAGTGTTGTTGAAGTATACTCCTCTTGCAATAAGTGAGGCCGCAGTGATTGAGCCTGTAGTTGTTAAAACTCCAGTAGGTATAGTAAATGTGTAAGTAGCATTATTATTACTTACAGATGTTATAAATGCAGTATAGTTAGCATCTCCTGAAAATACTCCTTTTACCTTTAGAGCAAATGTTCTTGAAGCTACTTGAGAAGGACTGCCCATGTTGTGAGCAATTTCAAACCTTGCGACCTCACCGTTACTATTTACCGCTTGGGCAACCGAAGAGTAAAAGGTCTGTGCAATGCCATATCCGTTTGCAGGATTTGCTGCAGTTCTATAAGATTGTAACCTCAATACCTCATAGGGTACATTATTAGAAAAATCGCCTAAATTAGTGAATGTTGCCGTTACAGCATTAGATGTATTTACGGTCAACGCACCTTGGTATCTACCAGTCCCATTAACATCTAACTTATATCCTGCATCGGTACCAAATCCTATTAACACATTGTCCCCACTTGTAATTGTAAGCGGAAAAGTACTTCCCAGTCTTTGAAATGTTAGGTTACCAGATGAACCATTTGGAGTTCCTGATGTACGTATTGTCCATCTTGGAACACTGTATCCTGTATTCTGAAAATGTATCTCAGCGTTATTGTTTGCGCCTGACATTATTCCAAAAGCAGTATATCCTGCTGAAGAAACCTCTAATTTCCAAGTTGGACTAGTAGTTCCAATACCAACTCTACCATTTACGGTGTCTGTGTAGATAAGATTGGTAGCAACAGTCAACCCACCTACAGTAATCGCATTTGTAGTTGTATTGCCTGCTGTGGTTACTTGTGCTAGGGTAGGAACTGAGACCAAAGGAGTACCTCCGAAGATGGTAGATATGCTTTTGTTCTTCCAAAGAGTAGTTGAAGTTTCGTAGACAAGGAGGTCGTTGTTTGCCTCGGAAGCAATTTGAACTCCGTGCAACTCATTCAACTCGTAGCCGTTTTGAATATGAAGAACTATCCTACCTTGCGTAGGGTGAGCCCTAGCAATATACCCGATAAATACTGTATGATTGGGTTCAGCTGGAATTGTACTTGTAAATGCCCCTGCTGTGGTAGCAGACAACCAAACAGCATCTCCAGCCGTAAAAGCCGAAGTGTCTAAGTTGTGAAGAGTTCCGTTTGTTGCAACATATCCGTCAGAGTTATTCGGAATATCTGCTTCAACCATACCTATGGTCTTTGAAGAAGTAGCCTCAGTATGTGCTTGGGCTCTTAAGGCATTGGGTCTGTTTCCTGTTGCTCCACTTAAATAAACAATTGTACCTTTAGTTAAAGTAGAACCAGTAGAGTTTCTTACAATGATTTCGGTTCTCTCTGCACTATCTACTACTCCGTCATTATCTACGTCATAGGTAGCTTTGTACATATCTCCACCGCCACCTCCACCTCCAATAGCTTTCCATGTACCATCGTCAGCCAAGTAAAGATTACCTGCTCCTGTAGATCCTGTACCCAAACGATTAGGGTCAATGATTCCTGTCTGAATATAAGCAGCATCAAACCTTCTTAAGTATAAATGCCCGTCACTTGTTGGTGGAGTAGCATAAACATATCCAGAAGGTAGATTTGGTGGGACAATACCATTCTGTGCTGATGCTTGTATGTAAAGCAACAATTCTTGAGGTAACAGTGGATTACTAGGCATAACTAGTACAAATATAAGTTAACCTATAAAAAAGTAAACCATAGCTATAAGTAAAAGAAAAGGGGACCGAAGCCCCCTTTACTATTTAATTTTAAATGGTTTAACTTTCTAGCTTATCGGGACCTCCCGTAGCTTTTAAGAATCTTTGGATATCACTTTGGTCTTTTAAGACAAGCACGATGGGCTCACTAGTCACTTCAAACTTTGTAATCTTTACTGGCTCTTTCTGCTTTGTCTCTGGATTAATCTTATATTGATAATCGATAGGGTTCATCTTATCTGCATTACTAGATAAGACGATAGCTAATCCATCTTTATCAGGATAAGTCAACATAACCATGTCAATGTTAAAAGAGTATCCGTTTTTGCGGGTAATGTCCATCTCATCTTCGTGAGAACTCTTCTCTACTTCTGAGTAATAAAATAGTTTATTCATGTCTTTTTACCAAATGATTGCAACATCCATGGCTCTTACCATGATTCTATCTTTGTCGTCTACTTTAATTACTTCTGCATGCATCAAAGTAGAAGTAGGAATAAGTACCAAGTCTCCAGGGTAAATGTCTGTTACTTCATCTCCAACTGCAAATACAGGTAAAGACTTCATATTCTGAAGCTCTTCTATAATTAGTTGTTCTTGCATTTCCTTGCTCAGTTGTAAGCCAAGGTCGTTTCTCTCAGGACGAGTAAGTAATACTCTGTGTCCTCTTAATTTAAATGTGCTCATGTTTATAGTTTGGTTAATTTGGTTAGTTTTATTTTACAATTCTTAAGTAGGTTAAGTCCTGCGGGTGATCTGTATTCTTCTGCATAATACACTTCTTTGATACCGCTTTGTATGATTAATCTAGCACACTCAAGACAACAAGAGTGTGTGATATACATACTTGCTCCCAATGTACTTACGGTGCTCTTACAAGCCTTTGTAATAGCGTTAGACTCAGCGTGAAGAATGTAGCTCAAAGTTACATCGTTCTCTTCACATTTGTTAGGCATGCCGCTAGGGGTTCCGTTATATCCGAATGATATAATATTCCCATCTTTGACTATAACAGCACCTACCTCTAAACGTTTACAATAGGACTCTTTAGCTACCCTGTGAGCTATGTCCATGTAGAGCTTATTTTTCTTGTTTTGGTGGCTTAGTTTTGACATCTTAATTTGCAAAG